ATCCGCTGCCGCGTCGAAGGATCTGGAGAATACTCAGAGGGGCTTATCCTCTGGAAATCTTACGGCGACGATAAATACATCGTCATTGGTAAAATCTATAAGACCAAAAACCTAAATTGGACGCACCAGAAAGGCGTGATCCAAATGGTCAAGAAGTCTTGGCACGAAGCCGCCAAAGATCTCTATGCTGCCTTCCAAAAGGAGGCAGCGTAATGTTTAACTCCAATGATAAAATCATCATCCGCGATCCCAACAATTTCTATTGTGGGAAAAAAGCCAAAGTAGTCTGCTCAACAGACTGGCCACAGGTTTGGAATGTTAGAGTGGAAAACGTCTACATCGCCATCAATGAAAAATATATGGAGGCAGCGTGATGCTTGAATATTTCAAAGAGCGCAAAGATGTTTTCCACGATAACGATGAAATTATAGATATGCTTGTGTGGTGTAAAAATGAAAAGTGCGTGGACGAATATGTTTTAAACGAAGCAATGCAAAATCTTCAGGGTTTGTACAAACTTGTCGGAGAGATGATTAAACATATTGAGGAAGCAGCATGATCGAATACTTCACAGCTCTCATCATCGCATACAATCTGCAAGGCGAACAAATCAAAACAGTCGCTTGGTTCAAAAGCCAAAGCCATTGCCAAACAGTGATGAACGAAAATCTCGCGCAGCCACTCTATGATCACATCTATGATCTCTACGGAAATGACATCTCAATGCAATGTATCGTAAGTAAACAACCATCAAAAACACTGGTCAGACCAAAGCCAAGGCCAGAAAAATGACAGAACCAAATTACGATACAGTCTCGCATTGTCCAAACTGCAAAACAAAAATGGCAGCAGTAGACTCAAGGCAAAATTTAACGTATGGCTTTCAAACAATCAAACGCAGACGGAAATGTTTGACGTGTGACTTTAGAGCCAGCACAGTCGAAGTGCCAATCGATCTGGCAAAAGATATATTCAAAGAGGAATGAAATGAAACAAATGGAAATGCTCGAAACTCAAATCAAAGAGTTCACAACCGCACTAAATAACACCCAAACCTCAATCAATCACATGATGGTGTTCTCACAAATCTGCAAAACGCAGCCAATCAATAGCGCGGATCTCATAATCAAATTGGATATGCAAAAATCTTGCGTCAACAGAGTGCTGCACTCACTGTCAGAAAATGGCAGAGGAAAAGTCAAAGCAGCCGAATTAATCAATATCGAAATGGATCTAACCGATAGGCGGCAAAGAAATATAACACTAACCGACAAAGGCAAAAAACTAATGAATAAAATGTTTGGAACAAAAAAATGATCGTTAAATCTTGGAAATTCACAGGCTTCAAATCAACCTTCCCAGATTGGGTGCAGGAAAACTCCTCAAAAAGAAAAGGCTCAGACTTCCTGTGGGTACACACACAAACAGGCGAAGTGCCAGCCGAAGAAGGAATGTACATCGCAATCAATCTGCGAGGCCATGTCGATGTCTATGACTTCAAACCAGAAGGATGGATAAAAGAAATCGCAACAGGAATAGTCTTCGCAATCCTAGTCGTAGCCGTACTGGTGTTTATGCTCGCATGGTAAATAAACAATTCGCAAAGCATTGCTACGAACAATATCAAATGAACCACCAAGGTTATCACGGCTTCCAACACTGGGCGCGCGTGTTCCAAAACGGTAGGCACATTTCAAAAGCAGAAAATGCCAACACAAAAGTTGTCGATCTATTCTCACTCCTGCACGACACACAGCGCAGAAACGAAAATAGAGATCCACAGCACGGCTATCGTGCAGCAAAATATGCACACTCAATCAGAGGCCAATGGTTCGATCTGTCCAATAAAGAAATGCGCCTACTTGATGAAGCACTCACATATCACTCAGATGGATACACAGACGCAGACATCACAGTACAAACATGCTGGGATGCAGACCGCCTCGACCTTGGCCGCGTTGGTGTAAAACCATCACCAAAAAAACTCTGTACCCAAACAGCTAAAAACGCTATCAATAATTACTGCTCGACAGACCAACGCCTGTGGCCTGCCTCGACCTCATACAACTGACCCGCTTCGGCGGGTCTTTCTTTTTTTGAAATTCTAAATTACATTCAAAGTTAGAAAGGTATCAATATGGCAAAGAAAAAATCAAAGAACCCTGTCGGAAGACCAAAGTTCGAAGTCACAAAAGAAGTGCTGCAACGCGCAGAAAGAGCAATGGCGCAAGGCTTAACAAAAGAACAATGCGCTGCTGCACTGGGAATTTCACGCTCTAAATTCTTTGAAATTCAGGAACAGAATGTGGATTTTTTGGACGCTATAAAAAGGGGGGAGGCAATGGGAATAGAAGAAGTGACCAATGCGCTCTTCGAAAATGCCACTGTTGAACGCGATAATACGGCCATCATCTTCTATCTAAAGAACCGCGCAGGGTGGGTGGATAAAACAGAAACAAAAGTCCACGAAGAAAAAACAATAACCCTCGACCTCACAAGGATCGGCATCAATGAACTCAGTGCAATTGAAAGAGCTTTTGAGCAATCTTACGCTGGAGCAAGTCAGAGCGGAGAAATACCGCAGATCATTGAGGGAGTTTACGAAAGCAGCTTGGCCGACGATTGAACCGGGCGTTGACTTCCAAAACAACTGGCACGTCGATGCAATCAGCGATCACCTCCAAGCAGTGGCAGAAGGCGACATCAAACGCCTGATCATAAATGTGCCGCCACGACACATGAAATCCATCAGTGTGGCCGTTGCGCTGCCAGCTTGGACTTGGACCCACCAGCCCCATAAGAAGTTTCTGTACGCCTCATATGCCTCTTCCCTGTCCATCAGAGACAGCACCAAGTGTCGCCGCCTGATCGATAGCCCGTGGTACAAGCGCCACTTCGGTGACAAGTTCGAACTAACTGGCGATCAGAACCAAAAACAAAGATTTGAAAACGATAAGACAGGATACCGCATAGCAACGTCTGTGGGTGGCGCTCTTACTGGTGACGGCGGTGACATCATCTGCATCGATGATCCGCACAACGTAGTGGACAGCGACAGCTCCAAAGTGCGTGAAGGCGTTCTGGAATGGTGGGATCAAGCCATGCAGACCCGGCTCAACGATCCCCGCACTGGCGCTTTCGTCATCATTATGCAGCGCGTCCATGAACAGGATCTCACAGGCCATATTCTATCCAACCAGCTAGGAAATGAGTGGGATCACTTATGCCTGCCTGCCAGATACGAAATCGGCCACCCAACCCCAAGCAAATCAATGCTGGGCTTCTCAGATCCGCGCACAGCCGAAGGCGAGCTGCTATGGCCCGAAAGAATTGATGACAGAACACTCAAAACTCTAGAGCGCAGCCTTGGAACCTACGCAGCAGCAGGACAGCTACAGCAGCGTCCATCGCCAAAAGGTGGTGGAATCCTAAAGGCAAGCTGGTGGGTTCCTTGGGAAAAGGAAGACTTACCCGACATCGAATATGTTCTGCAATCATACGACACCGCATTCGAAGCAAAGGAAAGTTCCAGCTTCAGCGCCAGAACCACTTGGGGCGTGTTTAAACATCAAGGCCATGATTGCGCCATCGTGCTTGAATGCTGGTACGATAAGGTAAGTTATCCTGACCTAAGAAGGATGGCTCAAGAGGCTTACGAAGAGTGGGAGCCAGACGCTGTGCTGATTGAAAAGAAGGCGTCAGGACAATCGCTGCTGCAAGACTTACGCATGGCTGGCGTACCAGTTTTGGCCTACAGCCCAGATCGTGATAAGGAAGCTCGCGCCCATGCCAGCTCCGCACTTTTGGAAGATGGAAGGATTTTCTTCCCTTCCAACCGAAAATGGGCTAAAGATTTAATTGATATATGCGCGGCGTTCCCTGCACATCCTAATGATGATGTTGTTGATACATGCACACAGGCTTGGCTACGGTTGCGAAAAGGATGGTTTGTGGGTCATAGTGAAGACCCAGATGATGACGATTTTGTAGAAACAAGAAGGATGACGCTCTATGGCTGAACCAGAAAACATTATCCCATTTGCCGAAGGCGCTCCACCCGACGATCTCATGGTTGAGACACTTCCAGATGGTGATGTTCTTATTGGCGATCCAGAGTTGGACATGATGGATGAACTCGAAAATGCAGAGTTCGATCAAAACCTTGCAGAAACCATTGATGAACGCGAGCTTGGCCGAAAGGCGCAGGAGCTTATTGGCTTTTTTGAAAACGATAAAGAAGCCAGATCCGAATGGGAACATAGATACAAGCAAGGATTAAAAACCCTAGATCCAGACGGTGGCCTTGACGAAAGCGAAGATGAACGCGCAACTCGCGGTCTGTCTATCGTAATCCACCCAATGATCGCAGAAGCAGCAACCCAGTTTAATGCTCGCGCCATTGCGGAGCTGTACCCATCAGGCGGTCCAGTTAAGTCAATTATCATTGGCGATCCAGATGAGCAAATGGAAGAGCAAGCTCGCAGAGTGCGTGACTTTATGAATTATCAGATCACGCAGGAAATGCCTGAGTATTTTCCTGATCTGGATCAAATGCTGTTTCACCTCCCCCTGATCGGCCATACCTTCAAAAAGGTTTGGTGGGATGCCAACATGGATCGGCAGTGCAGCCAGTTCGTAAAGGCAGAAGACTTTGTGGTCGCCCCAGAAAGTAAGGATCTATACACATCACCGCGATACACGCACGTCATTCGAATGCCAAAGAATGACTTCAATCGCTACGTTAAAAACGGTTATTACCTTCCGACAAGCTACATTGGCGAAAGCATAGATCCTGTTGATGACGTGATCGGAGAGATCGAAGGCGTTGATGAATACAGCGATAATAGCCAAGACGATGTAATGACGCTGCTCGAAATGCACGTCTATGATTTGTTTGAAGGCATCGATGGCCAAGAAATGGACAGCGATGAGGCAGACGAAAACGCTGTTGCCATTCCATATGTGATCACAATCGATTATGAAAACCAGCGCGTTGTCAGCATTCGGCGCAACTGGAAGCAAGATGACGAAGCCAAAAAGCGCCGTGACTGGTTTGTAAGCTACAAGTTTCTACCCGGTTTGGGCTTTTATGGCTTTGGCTTGTACCACATGATCGGCGGCTTGGGCAAAGCAGCGACTGGATCACTTCGCGCTTTGCTCGACAGTGCAGCATTTGCCAACATGCAAGGTGGCTTCAAGCTGCGTGGCCGCGTTAATGGCGGCGATATGCAAATCAGCCCCGGAGAGTTTGTGGATCTCGACAGTACAGTCGATGACGTAAACAAGGCAATTATGCCGTTGCCATTCAAGGAACCAAGCAGTTCCCTGTTCAGTTTGCTAGGTTACATTGTTGAGGCTGGCCAGCGTTTCGCAAGTACGGCTGATCTCAATGTTGGTGACGTGAACCCAAACGCTCCAGTTGGATCAACAGTTGCTCTGATTGAGCAGGGATCAAAGGCGTTTAGCGCAATTCACAAGCGGTTGCATTATGCACAAGGCCAAGAGTTCAAGCTACTTGCAAACCTGAACGCAGAGAATTTGCCTGATGAGTTTAGCTTTGCACAAGCTGGCGCTGCTGATATTATCTATCGCTCTGACTTTGATGATCGCATTGACATCGTACCAGTCAGCGATCCAAACATTTTCTCAACAGCCCAGCGCATTGCACAGGCTCAAGCTGTTTTGGAAATGGCGCGATCAGCTCCACAGCTCCATGATTTGTACGAAGCATACAAGCGGATGTACGAAGCCATTCGGATTCCGAATATTGATGAGATCCTGAAAAAGCCTGAAGAGGCGGTTCAGATGGACCCAATCGATGAGAACATGAGCGTGATGTATGGCAAGCCAATCCGCGCCTTCCCAGAGCAAGACCATGAGGCGCACATTGCGGTTCACATGCAGTTCCTGCAAGATCCATCATTGGCTGGCAATCCGGGTGCGAAACAAATGCAGCCTATTTTGATTGCTCACATTGCAGAGCATATTGCGCTGCTTTACCGTCAGCGCATGGAAGCAGGCATCAACATACCAATGCCGCCACTGCCAGATTTCAAGGAAATGAAGGTCAAGTTCAACAATGTAGATCCAGAGCAAGATCGCTTAATCAGCCAACGCGCAGCGCAAGTTGTGGCGGCATCACCTCAGATGAAGCAGATCGAAGCACTGCGCGGCATGGGTCAAAAGGGTGGACAGCAGGGAAATCCTTTGCAATACGCACAGGAATTGGCCAAGCTGGAGACAGAAGCTCTGAAGGCGAGAACGCAAGCGCAGATCGAAGCGGATCAGGCAAAGGCGCAATCGAACATTCAGATCAAGCAAGCCGAAGCGCGGCAGGATATGGAGATCGAAATGGCCAAGGCGCAAGCCGATATGCAGGCCAAGATTACAAAGTTGGAGGCAGAGTTGCAGCTTGAGAGAGAAAAGAACGCAGCTAAGATACAGATGGAGGCCATGAAAAATAATGTACCCCCCACAGTATAGACTTCCTCCAATAAATCCTGCTGCGTTTGGCGGGTTACCAGCGCAACAGGGTCCAAGAGGTGGCCCTCCTATGCCTCCTCCCATGCAGGGGGGGCCACAAGGTCAGCCCCCTATGGACATGAATAAATATCTTTTGAATAAGGTCGAAGAGATCCGCAAGCGAATGGGCGCTGGGGATTTAGGTGGGTTGTCAGCAATTGCAGATGCAATGCCACAGCCTCAAATGAACGTAAGGGCGCAGCCTGCACCACAGCAGCCTGTTCCAAATCAGCAAGCGAGGATGGCATAATGGGCGGTTTATGTAGCAGTAGCAGCAACAACGACACTAGCAGCAATGATGACGATGGCGGCAACAGCTTTACAGAAACGCTGGCAAATATCTTTACGCCAAACGATGGCGCATCTTATGTAAATGGTCAGCTTGTTGATGATCGCACTGGAGATCGCATAGAAGCTGGTGGCACAACGTATTCTGGAAATGTTATTTCAGGATCGGCCAATACTGAATCAAATGATGGCAGGGATATTCCAGAGAGTTTTACCAATAGCTTGCCTGCCTTGGTCGAAAACCCAAACAAAGGTTCATATAACGAAACCCAAACAGATGATAAGTGGGGATATACCAGAGCTGACGGCACAGTAGTTACGGCTGCTCAAGATATGATTGATGGCGGTGGTAAAAACTTTGGCGGTGAAGTTTTTGCAATCGGTGGCGGTATAAATGCAGATTTAAATGGCGATGGCTATGTTACAGCGGCAGAAGCTACGGCCAGCGGAAATCTTACTAATAATATGGTTTCTAATATTTCAAATGCTTCAGGTGCAACGCCATTGGGTTCTGGGTTGGAGCCAACTGGAGTAGCTGGGGCGCTTGCGAATTACACACCAGTAGGAATGTTGTACACTGGTTTAAGAGATTCGACTGGTAAATTTGGTTACGGTGGTCGGCCAGAAAGCTCACTTAACAGCGATATGGATAGTGTTGTTGGTGGTCTATCTGGACAAGACGCTATTAATGCGGCGGTAAACATGGCTGTTGCAGATACATCTGTGCCGTATCCAACAGGACCACAAACAGCGGATGATGTTATAGTTTCGACTGCTGGTGTGGATTATAGCGACGAAAATGCAAGGCGTAATAACATTTATGGTATGCGCGGAACGTCCGAAGATTATGATCGATTTTCACGCGGTGGCGGTGGCTATAGGTTCATGCCAGCCTACATGCGTCAGTTTATGAGCGGTGAAAACTTTGATGTAATGGCTCAAAAAATCACTTTGCAAGATGGCACAACTGCATATCGGACGCCAGATGGCCGTATTTTAAGCCCAGAGCAATTTGAGAATACAGCGCAAGATGTTGCGGCATTGACTGTTGAAGGCCCAGATGAGCAGTATTTGCAAGGATACAGTGAAACAGGACCAGATGGAATGCCGATATACTTTGATGCAGAGGGTAACCCAGTCGGGAGCTTGGGATGAATAATAAATTAGCCGCATTTAAAATGCCTCAAAAGCAATCGATGTCGGCTTTTGATAACATCCCAAGGCAAACTGAGATCATGGGTCAGCCTCACATGCTGTCTTACATCAATCCTGAAGAAGAGGCGATGTTGCAGAAGATGAGGGGCGGTCTGCCACCAGTGGCAGGACCGGGCGGTGTGCCTTCTTATGCTCATGGTGGATTTCATTGGTCGCAACCTAGCACATGGTTTGGAGGCTCTAGCTCTACATCAAATAATAACAACAACAACAACAACAATAATAACAACACCGTCACAGTAAGTTCTGGAGACACCCTTTCTCAGATCGCAGAAGACAATGATATGTCTGTTGCTGAAATAATGGCAGCAAATCCAGACATTACCAATCCTGATCAAATTGGAGTTGGCCAAACGCTAGACTTATCTGGAGCAGGATCTGGAAGCGACACATATGCTGGCGGCGTTGGTTTAGGTGGCATAGGCAGTGAGCCAGATGATGATCCTGTTGTGACAACTACACCTACATTTACTTCTGGCGGCTTGGAAATACGTTCCCTAGATAGTGGAACACAATACTATGTGGATGAGGGTGGTGAATTTGTAGGTCTGGTTCCAAAGGGTACAGACACATCTTCGATTACAGACACATCTTCGATTAGCGGGATTAGCAATGCGTCTGGAAACTTGGGCGTTGAAAATGACGCTGGAACAACACTAACACTAGCAGACAATGGAAGTTTCTACATTACTGACGCAAATGGGTCAAAAGTTTATGCTGGCAATGACTTAGATAAAGCTAAAGCAAAGCAAGAAGAGCGCAATGAAATAATAACATCTAGGAATACAGGCTACGACGATCTTGATGGCGCGTTGACGAATATCCCAGTTACCACAACTGATACTTCTAACGAATTTATGATGGATCAAGCTGTTAATGATTTTTATAATCAAGAAGACGATACAGACTATTCTCTAACATCAGGCGATAGCCGCGATGATTTATCTTTTGACTTAACTGATCCATCAGAGCCATTAGTTACTGGCAATGGTGTTAATTTTACTGGTCAATATGAGGGCGTAACTTACGTTGATGGCTACCCCGAAACTGCGCCACTTCAAGTCACAATAGATGAATCAACATATGTTCCCGGCCAAGATACGTTTGAATCTACGTTTTTAGCTAATTACGGTGTGCCAGTTCCAACGAGTGAAAGCGAATTTATGGCGCTTCCAGATGGGGCAAAGACAGATTTAGCGTTGCTTCCTAAAGATGACATGGAGGATTTACTTCAAACGATCAGCACAACAAGCGGTGATAACGCAAGTGTCGCTGAAACTTTAATTAATTTTGGTGCAGATTTAATTGGGGTCAGAGGCGTTGGTGATACTGATATAAAAGTTGTTCAGTCTGGCGAGGTAAATCTTCTGCCCCCAGAAAATGAAACACCACCTTTAAACGTCGAGATTATTTCGACTGAAGATTACGAAAAATTAGTAAACGGCGAAACAGACAGCAGCGTTGTCGGCGGTTATGATGAAGCTGGGCTGAATGTTGGTGGAGGATTAGGCGGCGTTTCTGGAGCCATTAATGCTTTCAGCGATACAATTACTGGCAGTGTTGTTGGCGGCGGAGGCGTTGGCGCAACTGATGATGATCTTGCGACAGACTTTAGTGCGTTTGAAAATACTGAAACAGATAGTAGCGTTGTCGGTGGGTATGACGAAGCTGGTTTGAATGCTTTTGGCGGGTTGTTAAATCAAGATTATACTGACCTTACAAATTCAGATTTTACGGGTTTAGATATTACTGAAGGCGGTAACACAATTGGTTA